CAATTCAATTGACCTAATTGTTACATCACCCCCATATGGAGTTGGAATTGCTTATGACGTACACGATGATGATATGTACATTGAAGAATACTTAAAGTTTACAACTGAATGGTTAACACAAGCCTATCAAATATTAAAGGATGATGGTAGAATCGCCATCAACATACCATACGAAATAAATAGACAAGATAAAGGGGGTAGAATTTTCTTTTGTTCTGAGATTTATCAGGTTATGAAAAGAATTGGATATAAGTTCTTTGGTATTGTTGACTTGGAAGAAGATTCACCTCATCGAAGTAAAACGACTGCTTGGGGTAGTTGGATGTCTCCTTCAAGTCCTTATATTTACAATCCAAAGGAATGTGTAATATTAGCTTACAAACACAAACATATTAAAATAGTTAAAGGTGAACCACAATGGAAAGGTGTTCCAACTGAGATAGAACAAGAAGATGGTTCCGTTAAGAAAAAAGTTGTCTATGAAGAGACGGATAAGAAAGAATTTATGGAATTGGTTTTTGGTCAGTGGAAATATTTTGCGGACACAAGGTCATTAACTAAAGCGACATTCTCAATGGACATCCCAACGAAAGCCATTAAAATATTATCATATAAAAACGATGTTATATTAGACCCCTTCGCAGGTTCAGGAACAAGTTTAGTTGCCGCAGAAACCTTGGATAGAAGATGGGTAGGGATAGAATTATCCCCAAATTATGCTGAGATAGCAAGAAATCGAGTTCAAGGGTTTGTTGACCAAAAGAAACAATCTGTAATGGAATTTGAAGAAGGGACTAAATAAGTCCCTTTTTTTTGTTTTTCATAATATTTATTAATAAAAAATAATATGAAAGGTATTGTACTACAAGAATCTGAATTTAACAACAGAGTCAAAGAAATATATCGTGAAGAACAATATAAAGTTTTATCAGAAAAATGGAAAACTTTAAGTAAAAACGAGAGAAAATTTGTTGTTGAATTTTATAAAGCCATCCACCCTGAGAACTCAAAATTGATTAACGAATCTAAATGGTATAACACCGTTGGTGATATTGCCGGTATTTTTGACCCAACGGGTGTTATTGATTTAGCAAATGGTATTAGTTATTGGAAACAAGATGATAAATTATTTGCAATTTTATCTTGGGTATCGGTAATCCCATTATTGGGTGATGTTATTGCAAAACCTGTTGTTGGTCTTTTAAAATTAGGTGGTGATGCCGTTAAAGGTTTTAGATATGCCGCTGCGGGTAAAGACGCATTTAAATTGGCTGAGGCGGCTAAAGCGGCTGGTGGTCCTGTTGCTAAATTTGTTGAGAAATCACCAAGTTGGGGAACTAAATTAGTTGCACTTTTACGTTCATCAGTTGGTAAAATACCATTTCTTAAAAATATTGTTAGTTTGGTTGAGGACTATATTAAGTTATTCACTACCGCTAGTAAAGAAATGAAGGTTGGTTCTAAATTGGCTAAAGGTCTTGGTGCGGCTGAAAAAGAAACTCTTAAAACGACATTTAAAGGGTTTAGAGAATTTGGTAACGTTAATTATAATTATACTAAATTTATCACATCTAAAAATGTTTCTTTATGGAATAAATTTGCCGCAGGAGTTCCTCGTTTATTAGGTGGTAATCCGGCAACAAGAGCTTTAATGAGGAGAACTAAATGGTATCTTGGTTTATTAGATACTTTAGGAATTGTTGATTCAAAAACAACACCTGATGAAGTTTTAAAACAATATCCTGAAGAAATTGAGAAATATAATCAAAGTGAAGAGGGTCAAAAAAATTGGGAAGAAGATTTTGGTGATGGGAATGTTGGTGAAACACCAAATATTGAAGCACCTAAATCACCATCAAATACAAATAAAGTGGACCCATTTAGTTCATTATTAGGGTCTTTATTTAAATAATCTATGAAAAAAAGAGTAATATTAGAATCAGGTCTTAGAGATATTAACGCGATTGCGGATAGATATCAAAAGGCTAAAATATATTTTCACCAAGATTTAGATGGTGTTACAACCGCAATTGCTATGAAAGAATACTTGGCACAATACGGAATCAAAACTGTTGATTGTGAAGTAATCCAATATGGTGATAAAGAATGGTCTATAAAGAAACCTGAAGGTAGTGGTGACGTTATGCCGGTGTTAGTGGATTTTGCTCACGGAAAACCAATGTTTGTTATACATACTGACCACCACGATACTCAAGCGGGTGTTGATGATAAAACATCGACTAACTTTAAAGCGTCACGTTCAAATGTGGAAACTGTATCACAAACAATATCAACTAAAGAGTTATTCCCAAGTGATGACCTTTTATTGATTTCAACAGTTGACTCAGCAAACTTTGCACCACAAGATATTAGTGTTGATGAGGTTATCAATTATTTATTTAAAATAGATAAAGATAAGTCATTACAAAAAAATAAAATGGCGATGGGATTTGTGTGTAACAAATTACTATTGGCGTTCAAAAACAAACCAGGTTTCTTAGAAGAGTTGGTTATGAAATCAACACCTTCATTATTGAATATCTTACATAATATCAAACGTATTATGGTTGAAAAAGGTTTTGCTCCTGTTGAACAATTAAAGAAAAACCAAGAGAACTATATTGAGTCGATGAAAAATCATCCAAACGTAAAAGTATTGGATAATGTTATTGTTCAATATGGTGGTGGTAATATGATGAAACCGGGGTCTTACGATAGATATACCCCATTCAAAAATAATCCTGAAGCTGACTTCATAGTTATTGCTTGGCCATTAGGATTGGTACAAGCGTCTTGTAATCCATACAAAAAAGATAGAGCATTGAAAGGTGTGAACTTAGGGGAGATTAAAGATGAGGTTTTAGCTAAATGGGAATCGCAATTAAAAGATAGACAAATACCTTTATCAACAATTAAATGGGTTTCAGAATCATCAGTTGGTGAGGAGTCAGTTGGGTTTACATTCAAAGACTTTGTTGCACTATATGGTGATAAATTTAAGTCAATGGGTAATGGTAAAGAACTATTGACTATCGTTGGGGACATAATGTCAAAACCATATAAATCGTTGAGTGAAAAACAAAAGGCGATTATGGAAAAGATATCTATCACTGCTTGGGATTTGATTCAGGCGAATAGTGGGGGACATAAATGTATCACTAATATATCAGGACTTAATTATTTAGGAAAACCTAGTCAAAAATCATCGGGAGGTGGTGGAGGTTACCAACGAAGTGAAGAAGATTCACCGGCAGTTAAGTTCACTAAAATGATTCAAAATGAATTCGTAAGAGTTCTACAAAGTAAAATAAACGAAGGTTAAAATATAATGGTATCGTCAAGTTTAATATCTAAACGTTTGCACGTTCCACCTTTAACCTCTAATATCATATCACCTTCACCACAATAGTTTCCACAATCATCTGATTTACAAGGGTTACAATTGTGGTGGATGTTGAAAATCTTACCATCTTTGATGAAGATAATATCCAATGGGATAATACAATCCTTCATCCAAAAACAATGAATACCTTCATTCATTAAGAATAACATTCCATTGAAAGTTTTGTCAAATTTTTTACCCATCATACCTTTTTGAGTCTGACCTGGTGTCATCATTACTTTGACTTTAAACTTATTATCGTTGATTTTAATTACCATAATGATAAATATCTAAAACTTTTTAAAATTTAGTAATATTTATATTTTACACAAAATACCATTAACCCCTTTCTTACTATGGTTGAAAAAAATCCCAATAGAGTAAATCTTTATTGGGGTTTTTTTATTATATTTGTTCATATGAAAAATTCCGTTAACATAGTAAACCGAAAGGTTAAGTTTGAATATCACTTTGTTGAGACATTTATCGTTGGGTTAAAACTCCAAGGGTCTGAAGTTAAAGCAATTACCAACAACTTAGTTTCAATGGTGGATACCTATTGTTATTTTAATAAAGGTGAGTTATTTGTTAAAGGAATGAATGTTACGAGTAATAATGTTGCATATAGTCACGAGTCTAACCGGGAACGTAAACTCTTAATGAAGAAAAAGGAGTTAAGGAAATTAGAAAAAGAATTAATTAATGGTTTAACGATTGTCCCATATCGTCTTTTTCGAAATGAACGTGGGTTAATCAAAATGGAAATTGTTTTGGCTAAAGGTAAAAACTTATACGATAAACGAAATTCAATCAAAGAGAGAGATATTAATCGTGAAATGATGCGTGGTATTTGAATTTAATTAATAACTTTGATAAAAATAAGAATTATGAAAACAATTGAGATTACGCAAACGGAGATTTTGATGGCGACAAGACCTAATGTTTATCGCAATAGAAAAAAATACACACGTAAGGATAAACATAAAACAAATTACTGATATGTTAAAAGGAACTATTAGATTTAATGACGAGAAGGGGTTCTATGTTGAACATACCCCAAAAAACATACACGCAAATTGTGGTGGTGAAAAAGTTGTAAGAACTTTTTACCAAGAATTAATATTGGACCCATTCACCGATAACTCCAAATATAAAGATGGGGATGAGGTGACATTCAGGAAAGAATTGTACATTGATAACGGGGGTTCATTTTATTTTGCGGAAATAGTTGAATGTTAATCAAAATTATTACTATATTTGTTGAAACGAAAAAATTATGACGACAGTAACATATAACATTAGAATTGAGAACGAGAAGTTCGGGTCATTATTGAATGAATCATTTGTTGACGGAGTACAATACAAATTATTTCTTAAAATGGTTCAAGGGTGTTTGGAATTGAAGAACGATTTGTTATTCTTCAACGGGACTGACTTCTTAATCCACGTTCCATACAAATATTTGTGTGAGTCAATCGTCATCACTAAAACAAATGAATATGATTTGGCGGACCATATGAAAAGTAAAATCGAAGCATTAGTCACTAAGTAAGATGAGGATATTAATCGGTTTATTATTAATCTTGGGGGTAACATCTTGTATCAAAGAGAACCCCCAACCGTCAGGACCGCCACCGGTGATTACGTATCCACATAACAATGATACCATACAAGACTCAATACCGACTTTGGTAGGTCAAACCTGGGTTATAACGGGGATAAGGATTGGGGGGATAGGAAATCCTACTACAACCTATGATACGTTAAAATTCGTCACCAATACCGTGTATAAATTTAATGGTTACACATCTAACTATTCTTTATACTACACGGGAGGTGGGTTTAACCTATCAATGAACGGTACACCTTGGGGATATTTGAGTGGGACGATATATCAATACAATTTGGTTAGTGGAAATATTCAGGGATTGAAATTTATTGACATCACACCTGGTACAAGTAACAAAACAAATTACTATATTTGGATGACCAAAGTCTAATTGACTTTATGAATTATAAAGAGTACTATTATTAACAATTAAAATTTATTAAATTATGAAATGAAAGGGTGGTTAAATTTAAGTAGTAATGGTTGGTTGGTTCTGGCTTCTACAATTATCTACATCAGTGTCCTCACAATGGTATTTGAATATGTTATCAGTCGAGAGTGTCCGGTGTTCTTACAAATGATTACGGTGTTTTTTGTGTTATTCTACACCGTGTTCCAATTGAAAACAATAGCACATTATTTTATTAATTTATTAACAAAAAAAGAAGAAGAAAAATTATGATTACAATTATTTTATTAGTATTGTCATTGATTATTGCAGGTGTAATGATTTTTAAAGGTATCTCAAATGATGATACTGTAAGTTTAAGAAACGGGATTGTCGTTGGTGTCTTGGGGATTGTTATCTCATTAATCCAACCATTCTCAACAGAAAGAGTTGATACAGGTAACGTAGGTATCAAAGTTAATTTAACAGGTGATGCTCGTGGTGTATCGAAGTATGAATACAAAACAGGTTGGGTGGTTTATAACTCTTGGACTGAAACAATGTATGAGTTTCCTGTGTTCCAACAACACATTGAGTATGGTGACCAAATGGTTATTACTAAAGGTGGATTTACCACAACTATTAACCCTACATTTAACTACAAACTGAAATCTAGTACAGTTGGGGATATGTTCCAAAACTTGAGATTACCAATTAAAGAGGTGGAACAAGGATGGTTGAAAAACGCAATCGTTGGAGCGGTGAATGACGTGGCGAATACTTGGTCTGTCGATAGTATCTTTAACCACCGTGAAAACTTTGAGTCTAACATCGTTGTCGAATGTAATAAACGATTGATTAAATGGTTTGACGTATCTCAGTTGAGAACTAACATTACACCTCCTGAGGCATTACAAGAATCTATTATCGCAAAAACAAGAGCTATCCAACAAGCTGAAGCGTCTAAACAACAGGCAATTGCTGCACAGGCTGATGGTCAACGTAAAGTTGCGGTCGCAAAAGCTGACTCCGCTGAGACTGTCATCAACGCATCCGCTAAGGCAAGAGCGATGGATTTAACACAACAAAAGTTAACACCTTTGTATGTTGAATACAAGAAAATTGAGAAATGGGATGGACAATTACCGACAACTATGGCGGGTGGACAAGGAACTTTCTTGAACATTAAGTAATAGAAATCTCACAACACTATGGTAACGACAACAATGTCGTTACCATAAAACAAAAAAGTAACTAACAATAAAAACTTATAGATATGAAATTAGATGTGTCAAACTTATTATTAAACGAATTAGTTGAACTTAGAGATAAAATCAACGGAATGATTTGGGAATATAATGATGGACACATCTACATCTGTAAGGTTAGGTCTTATGGTCGTAATTGGGAAGAAAAGGGTATTACTAATATAAGTAGATTAAGAGACTTATGTTATGACTATGATGGTGATAATGGTATTGTTGACATTTACACGACAAATACTGACTTAGGTGAAGGTTTTTATAACTATGGTGATACTAAAGTTATAAAATCACTTGAGGATTATGAGAAGTGGAATAAACACGAGGTATTAACTAATCACCTCCAAAGGATAGAACAAGATTTACGTGAGGATGCGGAGGACCAAGAGAGACCGTTTAATCAACGACGTTCACATTTTAGAACACCCTACACTCAGGAAATGGTTGATGAACTGAAGGAAGATATTAAAAACCTTCCGATGGATTTTGAACCTCCAAGAAATTATTTTCAGTATGAAGATGCTGAGTAATTGAAAATTTGTTTATATTTGTATATATAAAACAAACGGATATGGATTCACAGACATTAGCAACATTAGCAATCATAGGATTTGGTGGGTATATGATTTTCAAATTTTGGAAAACTATATTAAAAATGTTAATAGGTTTACTATGTTTTTGTGTGGTGTATACATACTTATCATTGAAAAAATATTTCGATGGTTCTAACGAGGGTAAACAAAAAATAGAACAAGTGGTTCAGGAGACGGTTGTGAAATCGACACCGAACTTTTAAAATATGTCGTTTCCTTGTATCGTATAACAAGGTGGTGGATGTGCCTTTATGGCCCCAAAGGGAGATTTCGGTCTCCCTTTTTTTATTCTCGGATATTTATAAATAAAAACGATTATGGGTAATATCATTATAACTGAAAAACAATTAGAAAGACTTACTAAGAAAATCAAAAAGTCAATTAATGAGAATCAGGAGGAAGGTTCTTATATGGCTAAGCAACAACTTTATACTATTGCTACATTGGCTAAAACAATGTGGGAGAAAATGGAGGAAGGTGAACAACTTGAAGATTGGATGGAAACTAAAATTGCTCAGGCTGAACAAAGTATAACTTCTGTGGTTAACAATTTTATGTACAAAGAAGTTGATGGTGGTCTTGACGGAACAAAGAGTATTGATTTTAATGAAATTGTAATTGGTCAATAATAAAAATCTGAATTTTTATGAAAATTATAATTACAGAAGATAAGTTAGATAAAATCTACGAAGGGTTTAAAAAATTAATGGAGGTGAATTCTGATTTACATAAGATTGAACGACCATATGATTTTTGGGTTCACACTAGAAACACTTATGTTGATTACACTCCATTTAATTTTTATAAAGAAATTAATGATGATGAGTGGGAAGATGATGATTGGATATTTCAATACGCCGAAGTTGAACCTTACACGGGAAATAAAATAGGTATTTATCCTATGTTATTGTACTCTAGTTATAAACTAAAGTCATTAAAAAAAATATTTGGTACTTGGTTTGAAACGTTATTAAAACGGTGGTTTGAAGAAACCTACGGATTACCGGTTAATAAAGTGGTTGATGATAGGGAAGGGTATGAAATTTTAGATTTGTACGGGGACAATGATTGATACTATGAAACCTTTATCTTATAATTAGATAAAGGTTTTTTTTATGGAATATCCTCAATTTAAAAGTAATCCGGTGTTTGTGGACCACCGAGGAACATTTGCTCCACTATCTCTAAATTCTTTTGATAAGAATTGGTTACAGAGTAATATCAGTTTTAACCCCCAAATTTACACTCTAAGAGGTTTGCACTTCCAAGTTGGGGAGAAATCTCAGGCTAAGGTAATTAAGGTAATTACGGGGTCTATAGTTGATTTTATAGTAGATATCCGTGAGGACTCTCCTGAGTATATGAAAATATATTCTTATGATATGAAACCTGGCGATGAGTTGTTAGTTCCGAGGGGTTTTGCTCACGGGTTTATGACAACATCATTTAACACTATAGTTCAGTATTTGGTGGACAATGATTATTCACCTGAGTCGGAGGGTTCGATTTATTGGAAAGAGGTTGATGGGTTATATGATGTTTTAAATTCATATGTTCTATTTGAGGAATTAACAGATGACATTATCATAATGTCAGATAAAGATTATTTAACTAAAAATTTTGTTAGAAATGATAAGTGAAACTAAATTAAAGATTCAATTAGAAGAGTTATTTGAGAATAACGTATTCGGAACAATTAAGAATGATGAGTTTAAAAATATCTTATCGGAATTAATTGGGGAGCGTAAGAAGCTCAAGGGAATGATTAAAGAAACCCAAAACGATATGGAGTTGGGTAAATTAGTTAGGTCTTATTTTATAAATGAAGGTATTTATAGTAAAAACGTATAAATATGGAAAAAAGTTTTAGTAAAAAAGATATGTTAACTCGTAAGTTAATGGAACAAGAAGAGGATAAGACTGATGAAAAAAGTGAAGAAAAAACTGAAAGTGGTGAGAATGGTAATTTCTCACAATTAGTTTCAAAATTATTACACTCAAGAAATCAGACTCACATCTTTCATTTACAAACTAAATCATACGCAGAACATATTGCGTTAAATGATTATTATGATGGTGTTTTGGGTTTATTTGACGGGTTAATTGAATCTTACCAAGGTAAACACGGAATCATATCAAATTATAAATGTGATGGATTTGAGAACTATAAAAGTGGTGAACAAGTAATTAACTATTTGAAAAAATTGGATGGTGATATCGACACACTAAGAAAGTCGGTTAAAGAAAGTTACCTACAAAATCAGATAGACACAATTCAGGAATTAATTAATTCCACATTATATAAACTAAGATTTTTAAAATAAAATCTGAACCCTCACTGAAAAGTGGGGGTTTTTTGTTTATATTTGTTTTATGAACGAGAAAGTTAAACATAAGTTAGCGGAATCAATTGTTAATCTAACTAAGTTGGATTTGTATTACGAAGGTGTTGGGTTTCTTATGTTCAAAATTGAATACCCATTTAAATGTGATGGTTTTGGAGATTATAAATTAAAACTTAACTTGAGTGATAAAGAATCTTGGACTATTGATTTTCCTGCGAGTTTTAACTTATTTGTATACTTAGAATCCCTATTCAAAATCAAAGATGAGAAGACCAAAGAAGAGATTCGTGAACTAATTATTGATGAATTAGAAATAAGAATCAGAAATTTTAGAGAAACTCTATTGACACCTTAAAAAAAAACTTATATACTTTAACTATAACAAAAACAAAAAGACATATGACAATTAAACAAGCGTTAAAAGAAAAGAACCGATTGATTAAAGCAATCGACGATGAGTTTAAAAAAGTGTACTCGTACAACTCAATTGATGAAGGTAATGTTAGACCTTACTCAACGGTAAATTCTTTGTCTAACATAATGACATTGGAAGAAGGTTTAATCGACCTTAAAACAAAAATCCATAGAGCGAACATTGGGGTTTACGACAAAATCTTTAGATTGTCTGAATTGAAATCTTTGGCTAAGAAACTTAACCAAATTGATTGTAGTGAAGGTAAAGTATCTGATAGATACTCAAGACAGGAACCTACACTTAAAACTGCGGAAATCTCAATTGTTGAGAGAGACGTGAGAGTTAAATCAATCGAAGAAGAAATCGAGAGATTACAAGAAGAGTTGGATAACCACAACGCAACGACATCAATATAATCGGACTTGTTGTTGACTAACAAATATATACTAGAACTTATTCAGTGATGTTCGATGTTTATGAATGTGATGCCGACTCAAAGTACAACTATCAAAAATATTCAAGGTTCAACATTTAAACATTAAAAC